AAAGATAATAATAAAATTAGAGTAGAAGTTTCAACAAATGGAATTGAAATTGTGACGGTGAGTACTTATATTAATAAGTTCGTTCCTGATCATATCAAGACCACAGTTGAAGATATGTGGTATGATTTAGATGGTGATGTTAAGAAGAAGATGAGTAAATTGAAATTAAATGGAAAAGTAACAAGTCATATTCGGGTATATATGTCTTTATATTATTATATGAAGGGAAATGATCAAGAACGTAGATATGATTATCGTTATGAAGATGCAGATACCGTTAAGAATGTGTTGAGTGGATTATATGGTATGTATTTTTCTAAATTTCAATCAAGTGCTACTGCCTTATTTAAGAAAGCAGTGGAAGAGGGTGATAGAGTGAGACAAGGGTTAGTCAAGAAATCTATCCATGTGGCCAGAACTAGCTTGATGTCGGGTGAAGTTAAGCAATTCTGTGTTAATAATAATATTGATAATTCAAAAGTGAAAAGAGGATCTGCGATGTCTGAAGCTATTGAAACAAAATTATTAATGAAGGATGAAAGACCACTAGTTGATATATTACATGAAGATATTTTGGAGGGCAAAATGGATGCTCAAAAATATTTAGAAATTTTCATAAAATATATCCCAAAAATAAAAATACGGTGTATTTAAATACCAAGAAATTAGAGGAAGCTGTTAAGCAAGTGGAAGCTGATTCGTCGTTTTATACTGAGGAAGAGACAAAACGTATGAAGGATCAATCCATAAAACAACCAGGTAAGATGAAAGCTAAGAAAGGTAAAATATATACGAAAGAAATGAATTATGAACAATGGACAAAGAGTAGAGCACATCTCGCGTCAATAGTTTGTTCTGATATTCCCCTGATATTATTTCTACAAGTAGTTATATTAGCGCCATTTTGGGAAGAAATTTTTAAGAGAATTGCACCTGCCTATACATTGTGGATATTTATTAATGCTGAGTTGACATTGAAGAACATTGACATGGGTTTTGATAATTCTCAAATGAGTTGGACTAGTTGGTGTTTAATGTACTTGTTTGTTCCAATGTTTCATTATTGTTTGACCACATTTCTAACATTGCCTCAATCAATGTTTGTACATGCCATGTATAATTTGTCTGTGTTGGTGTTGTCTTCTTGCTCTTTTTCTCTAGGTATGATGCCTACTGATGCAATCAAGAAATCACTTACTGCTGAAACATTCCACGTTTTGTATAAAAATATTTTGTTGCTTGATAATATGTTAATTAGGAAAATTTCAGATTGTACTGCTGTTCATGAATATGTTGCTGTTTTGATTAATTATTTAGTTGTAACATTACCGACACATGTTATTTTGCAACTACCTGATACTGTTGTCAAAGCTACCTTGTGGATGACTTCTTTTATCACCATTGTAATGAAATATGGATTCACAGTTGGAGGATCTACACATTTGATATATACAGG